TGAAGATCGTATGCTGCAGGCTAGTGACCTCACCTCTACCGTCTCTGTGACTATTGGCGCGCATGGTACTGGTGGGGCAGCCGTCACTAATGCCTCAGCAGGCAACCCTGGTGTTGCTGGTGGTACTACTTCTTTTGGTCCTTATGCTATAGCAAAAGGAGGCAGCCCAGGAGTGGGGTCTACTGCTGGTTCTAATGCTACTTCTGGGGGGGCTGGTGGTTTAGCTTCGACAATCGGCGGAACGGGCGGCGGTGGTCGCACCGATACGGCAGCGACTGTAGGCACTCCTGGTGGCGGCCTCCCTGGCGGCGGAGCGGGTGGTGGTGTTGTTGCATCGCCTGCCGCCCAGGCCGGATCAACTGGCACTTATGATGGTTATAGTGGTACGCAGACTCAGGCGGCTGGTGGAACAACCGCTGGAACAGTCGGAACTGCTGGCGATGCTGCCCCCGCCTGGGCGATGGCCGGCGGTACTAGCGGCGGTGGTGGCGGTACAGATGGCACTGCGACTGCCGGTAATGGCGGGGCTGGCGGTCTAGGCTGTGGTGGTGGTGGAGGTGCAGCCCTTGCCTCTACTAGTGTTGCGAGCGGTGCTGGTGGCAATGGTGGTGATGGTTACGCCTGGATCGTCACGTACTTCTAATAGGGGATTGTAATGGCTCGATATGCTGAAGTAATTGGCAACAATGTAGTTAATGTTGTTCTCTGGGATGGCTCAACTGAATTCACTACGGCGGGTTCTTTAGTCGTAATAGGCCCTGAAGATGTTTGTGGTCCTGGCTTTACCTATGAAAATGGTGCATTTATAGCTCCTCCGCCTCCTCCTGCTGAAGAAGTCTAATGACCACTGTAGCCTCTATTATCCAGAGCGCTCTGCGCGAGACAAACCTAATCCCACTTGGCGCTACGCCGACTGCACCCCAGTTGGCGGAGGGCTTCTCTTTGCTGTCTACGATCGTCGCTGGTGTTCTGGGTAATGAGGCTGGCGAGAACCTGTTGCCGTTCCCACTTGGACAAGATAACATCAACTCGCCTAGGGGCTACCCTTGGTGGTCTAATAGCCTACCCGGTAACATCTTCGTTCCATTCAATACGCGTATCATGTGCAACCTGACGGGACCGGGGATGGTTAACCTGCATCCTCGGCCCCATGATGGTGCTCGTATGGGTATTGTCGATGTGGCTGATAACTTTGATACCTTCCCACTTACCATCAATGGCAATGGTCGCATGATAGAGGGTGCGGCTACTCAAACGTACAACACCCCTGGTCAAGTACGACAATGGATTTATCGTGAGGACCTGGGTAACTGGGTCACCGTTATCCCTCTTGACATTGCGGGTGATATGCCCTGGCCCCCTGAGTTTGATGACATGTTCATCATCAAGTTGGCCATGCGTATCAATCCCAGGTTTGGACAGGTGATGCACCCCGCTTCTGTGGAGGCTCTTAATCAGGCGACCATGAAGTTCAGTGCTCGTTATAAGCAATCAGACACCACAACCGCAGTAGAGAATGGCCTGCTGTACCTCACCCACTGGAATCGCTTTTGGGGCTACGGTGCACAGAACAGGGCCTACGGCGATCCTGAAACCTTCTTCAACGCAGGGTTCCCTTACTAATGACTGCTGTACCGCTTGGTAGAGGTGCCTACGAGCGTCTCTACGCTGGTGCCCCTATCGTTGAACTGCTGAACCGTTGGTTAGAGGCTAACCCCGCCAACCTACGGGAAGGCACGTCTGTCCTCGCCCGCCCTGGTACGACTCAACTTCTTGATCCTTTTAACCAAGGTGACTTTGTTGGTACCGGGGCGATGCGTGGCAACTACGCCCTTAGCGGTCTATTCAATGATAGTCTGTTTACTGTCTGTGGTAGCAAACTCTATAAGATTGCTCTAGATATGACTGTTACTCCGATCGTTGGTTCGATTGGTGGTACGGGTTACCCAGAAGTAGCATGGCAAGCTGGGGAAGGTTATAATCGTCTCTGGATTTCTGATGGCATTCTACTACAATACTATGGTGGTCCATCCGCTTCCAGCGGTACGCTGAGCTTGACTGGCACGATTGTCAATGGCACCGATAAGTTTGAGGTTGGCGGTGTCTATTACACTTGGGGCACCTCATTCAGCGGTTCTGATGCAGGAACTCTAAGTAATCCGTATGTAGTCAATCCTACAACTGTTACGGCCGTAGATGATCCAATAGATCAGCTAATCTTGGCTATCATGAATACTGGTACTGCTGGCGTAGACTACAGTTCGACCATCATTGCGGCTAACAGCCAAGTCAATGCAGTCAATAACAGTGGTGTGGTTCCCGCTACGTCCACCAAGATTTCTAGTCTGACTCCCGGCGCTGGTGGTGATAGCATTACCTTTACTGTGGTTGGCGGTACTGCTCTAACTGCTACCGGTTCTGGTACACTGGCTAATGGCGGCATCGAAGCCCTACAGGGCTGCACTATGCCCGATGGCGTGACCCCCGGCTCTATTACTCAGGTGTCTAGTTATGTCCTAGTTGCTCAAGGCAACAGCCAGAAGTTCTTCTGGATCAATCCGGGTGAAGTAGTTATCGATCCGTTGAACTTTGCATCCAAGGAAAGCAGCCCCGACCCCATCAATAGCATGAGAGCTGTGGGTGATCAGGTAATGATTATGGGCGAAAAGTCTACTGAAAACTGGTACGCTACTGGTCAACTAGCTGCTCCCTTCGCCCCCATCCAAGGTCGCGTGTATGCGCGCGGAGTAGTCAAAGGAACTCCTGTCGTTATCGACGATGGCGTTATCCTGGTGGGTGATGATGGGCGTGTCTATTCTATCGGCTTCCAGCCGGGCGACACTACAGACACCTCTTGGGGTGTCACTCGAATTTCCAATAACGGGATCGAAGAACGTATTCGGTACCAGATCAGACGGGAGCAAGGACTGACCCCATGACCGCACTTTATATGGACGGCTTCGATCACTACGGAACTGGTGCTGCTAGCGCTCTAAATATGCTGGCTGGCTCCTGGGCCTTTGTTAACCAGACCACCTGCTCCGTACCCTCGTGGGGTCCTCGGACGGGTCAGTATTGTTTGTCCGCTAACGGTTTCGGCCCGTCTGGTGCCCGTTATGCGCTCAATACACCGAGCACCCATTACTTTGTGTCTTTCGGCTATTCCGTTCCTATTCTATCGTCTGGTGAGTGCTTCCCGATTATCTTCCGGGACAATGGTGCAGGTGCAATCCTGTACCTGAACGTGTTGTCCAACGGTCAAATTCAGGTGAAGAATAGCGCTAACACGGTTATCGGTACCACGGCTCATCCTGTTATCGTTGCTGAGAATTGGCACTTCTTCGAATGTGAAATCAATACGAGTGCCCATACCTTCGTGCTACGTATCGATGATCCGTCTGGCGGTGATACCCCCGTCCTCAGCATCTCAGATAGCAGCATCACCGGTACTATCGCTTTGATTGGTTTCCTTGAAGGTACTGGTGGTACCGAAGGCTACTGCGATGACGTGTTCATCCGTGATGCTGGTGGCAGCGAGAACAACAGTTGGCTCGGTGATAGGCGTGTAGCAACACTGCTAGTTGACGCCGATACGGCTACGGCTGGCTGGACCCCTAACTACTATCAGAAGATTGGTACAGGTATCCTAAATAACACAGCCACCAGTGCTGGCGTTAGCGCGGCCTCTGCGACCAATCTGAACCTTGGGTCGGGGGACTTCACCATCGAGACCTTCCATCGCTTCCAGGCGCTTCCTAGCAGCTCTAATAAGGCCGTTATCCTTGGCAAGTGGAACGACACAGCTAACCAACGCAGCTATCAATTGTACCTCGGCTCAATAGCTTTGAATGGCGGATCGATTGGTTTCCGCACTTCAACTGATGGCACTAATTCAACTGTCGTAGATAAGATCACTTACCCTTGGACCCCCGATCTAGATACGTGGTATCACATCGCTCTAGTTCGTTCAAGCGGTAATCTGCTGCTCTTCGTGAATGGTCAGCAATTCGGTCTTCCGATCGCAGACAGTGATACGTACTTCGCCGGTACTGCGGCCCTAGGTCTCGGCGGTCAAGCTGAGTCTGGGATTGTCGCAGGTACTTCACTCCAAGGCTGGTTCGATGAAACCCGCCTAACGGTAGGTTTTGCCCGTTATACGACTAACTTCACGCCTACGTCAGTTGCATTCCCCCGTGGTGTCAGTGATCCGCAGTGGGCTGATGTGATGCTGCTCTGTGGCTTCGACACCGTTATTCAAGACGAGAGCGGCATTGGTCGTACTCTGACGGCTAACAACGGTTCGGTGCAACAGACGGTTAATGATGGCCCGACTGTTGGTGCATACTCGACGATTGGTAAGGCTGTACCGGACGACAATACCTTCATCTCTGCGCCATACGTTGCTGCTACTGGCATCCTGACTGTTACGGTTAAACCGACCAATACCAGCACTGTTACTGTTGGCACCAAGGATGGTAGTACTCCGGCTGTCTATACTTTCAAGACTTCGATCTCGACTGCCTTTGATGTTCTGATCGATACTGATATCCAGAGCACACTGCAGAACCTCTATAACGCCATCAATGCTGGCCCCGGTGCTGGCACTAAGTATGGTACTAGCACTACCTCCAACTTCGATGTCTTTGCTACTCAACTGCCCGCTGGACAGATGCAGGTGACTGCTAATATCCCCGGCACTGGTGGCAACTCTATCGCCTCTACTGAGACGCTGGCAAGTGGTAGCTGGGGCGGTACTACCCTCTCTGGTGGTCTAGACATCCCAGGTCCCAGTAACTTTAAGGTCCAAGGTCTTCCGCCTACTACTACGCTTGTTAGTGCAATTCAGCTAACGGTTCGGGCTTCAAAGTCTGATGCTGGTCTTGGGTCTATCAACAGTGCTTTCGTTGGCCCTCTTGGCGGTGTGAGCACCAGCACGACTCATAATCTAACGATCAGTTCTAGCTACTACAATGATGTGCATGAACTTGATCCAGACACTAGTGGCCCCATCTCACCTACTACCATTCGCAACGGGGCTTTCCAAATCAATCGGGACACCTAATGGATGACTTCCGCCGTTCGTACACCAACATCTCAGGCGGCCATCCTAGCGTCCACCGAGGCTGTCAGCACTCCGAGAACCTCCCAGCTCGTTGAACTGGCAGCCTATGGACCGCCTCAGACTAAGTTTGCTCTGAGCAAGCAAGAGGCGATTATCGCGGCTGTTGCGCAAGGACACAATGTGACCACTAATATCTCACAAGCAGCAATGATGATCGCTTATGGCACTGGTAACCCCAGTCTTCAGAAGCAAGCATCTTGGACCTTTGTGCTCGATGGTCATAGGTTCTACGTACTGCCACTCGGTCCTGAAGGCGACTGGGCTTACGACACAACCACGCATGAGTGGTGCCAATTGCAAACCCAAGGGTTTCCTGGCATTAACTTTACTCACGGTGTTATGTGGGGTCTTCGAGTGATTGGTGGTGATGCCATCTATACGTATCTCTATGAGTTAGACCCGAACCAACCATTCGACGAAGCTTGGCGGGAAGTTGAACACAAGGTTACTGGCGGTATCGCTACGCGTACTCGTGCAGTTATCGGTGTGGCTAACTTCAGTCTGACCGCCTCGGTTGGTCTGGACTCTGCTGTAGACCAAGCTATTAGTCTAGCCTTCAGTGATGACAATGGTGTTACTTGGTCTGAAGAGTATGATATCCCACTAACAGATGTTAGCAGCCAGATGCTTATCTGGAATGCTCTCGGTAGCTTTGCCGCTCCCGGTCGTGTGTTTCGTCTTACAGACTTCAGTGGACCCATTCGCCTTGATGGTGCTGATGTTGTGTTGACGAGGGGCACTGGTGCTGATAGTGGTCAAGAACAGGATGGACAGAAGGCGTGACGAAAGTAAAGGACCTCGGACCACTTCAATTCAACGTCTCAATCGTTGATAAGAATGGTCGGCCATCCCCCGAGTTCCAGAGACGATGGAATACCCAGAGGTCCAACAACAACCTCATTGGGGCCGTCACACTCGGCTCTGGTCCTCCTCCTGCTACGCCTGCCCCAGATGATGGGACTGAATACGTCGATATCTCTGCTGATCCCGCTGTCCTGTATGTCGGTAGTGGCGGTACTTGGATTCGTATCGGCGTATTCAAATTCATCCAATTAGAGGATGTGCCTAACACTTATACTGGTGGAGCAGATGATCTAGTCCAGGTAAAGCATGATGAAACTGGACTAAAGTTTACCCCGATCGATGATATACTGAAGATCGGATTTAGCTTCAACGTAGGTGGTAGGCCCGAAGCGGACGAACAACTAGGCGCTGGCGTCTGGACAGTTGATATACATTTTGAGAATGGTCAGCCCTATGAGATTGTATCTCTGCTGCCGGCTGCTGCTAGTGCAGTATTCAGTTTAAGACATCAAGTAGGGTTCGGGTGGGTAGACATCGGGACGATAACGTTCGGCGCTGGAGCTACTACTGGAACTCTGGCATGGACTGCACCCATTACTATCATCGCAGGTAACCCCGTCTCTCTATGGGGTCCATCGCCTCAAGATGCTACCTTGTCTAATATCACAGGCATGGTGACTGGAGTCAAGGGTTAATGGCACTAGCTATAGTCCAAGGAACAGCTAAGACCAACACGACAGGCGGTAACTCTACTCCTAATATAGTATGGGGTAGTACGCCTACGAACGGCAATCTGATGATTGTCCTTGCTATGGTCTATGGTGATGCTCCTAATACTCCGCCCGCCCCGGCCTCTGGTTGGTCTGTAGCAACCGGTTCTAACTTCTTCGACCACTGGTGGGGAACTGTCTACTACAGATATGCTAGTGGAGAGTCAACGTCAATCACGATCGATACGACTAGTCATGGTGCTTGGCTAACAGCAGCTTGGGAGATTAGTGGTGTCAGTGGAACGTTTGCTGCAGATGTTGCAGGTGTACACTACCCAACTGCATTTGCAATCATTGGCGGTAATCCTCCGTGGAGCACCGAAGCATTCAATACTGCGAATAATAACGCTCCAGTTCTTTGCCTAGGTTGTACCGAGGCTGGTGCACAAGACCACGCCTTCTGCAGCACGAGCGGTGTCACTCAGGATAGTATCTACAACCAAACTGGTGGTAGTTTAGGAACTAATGCATACGGTAGTGTCGATGGTTGTCTTGGTATTAGTAAGACGATCACTACTGCCGGTACTTCTACGCAGTTCACATTTGGTGGCAACAACGGTACCTCTGGTTGGGGTATGTGCGTTGAACTCAAGCAACCGACTGCATCTACAATCACCGGCTCTGCTTCTATGGCATTATCTAAGGTGTCATTCGCTGCTGGTGCAACGCCTGTAGAAACTGGTCAGACAACCCTAGCCCTATCGAAGGTGTCCTTCAGTTCGATAGCAGCCCGTATTCACGTTAAAGCTGCTGTGACTATGAACCTCAACGGGATTTCGATCTCAAGTCATACGTTTGATCTGGAAGCTTTTAGTCCACTCAGACAGTTTGCGACATTTAACTAATGGAGAACTACCATGGCTGCTAGTCCTATGATCAGCCCCGCAAGGGCCAAGGCGATGCTAGACAACCTAACGGGTAACTTTAACTCGTACTTTATCAATATCTACACCGGATCGATCCCCGCCAACTGTGGTGCAAGTCGTACTGGTACTAAGCTAGCAGCCCCTCAATTCGGTGCTACGGCTTTCAGTGCTAGTGTGGATGGTATCAGTACTGGTATCATGACCGCTACGGCTAATGCCATCACCTCTGACACTAGTGCTGCAGCTACCGGTACTGCCGGTTACTTTAGTGTCTCCAGCAGCAATGGTGGCGGTACTGTTATCGCTCAGGGTACCTGTGGGACCAGTTCAGCGGATATGATCCTTAACACTACTTCTATCACAACCGGTGATACGATTGCCATTACTAGCTTTCTTATCACCTTCCCAGATGGCTCAGGAAGCGATTAATGCAACAACTTGGAATTGTCATTCGTGCAGATGGTACTGTTCCGATTGACGATGGTCACCCACACCGCTTAGTTATTCTACAAGCCCTCGATAGTATGGGACATGACCTAGAGCACGAAGACGGTTGTAGCCATAGTCGTGGTCATGTCTGTTCCTGCAATCCGAAGATTAAGGACTGGTCTCCTGAGAATCTGGGACAAAGTTAAAGTTCAAGCAGCGTTCGACGGTCTCCTAAAAGAACAAGGGAAAGTCGACGCTGCTGAATGGCTGGCTAATCCAGCTAATATAGTTCTTGAGAATGATCGCGGTGATCTAGCTCTATTCGAATACGGATTTCCGACTCAGAAGATTTATTCTGGTCACTACTTCTTCAAGTCTCGTGGAAGAGAGGCGATCACAGCAGGTCGGGATTTCCTTGACGAACTCTTTAATTCATGCTATAATATTAGTATCTTGATGGGACTTGTTCCTAAAGACCACCGAGCTGCTAGATGGATTACTCGTCAACTTGGCTTCACCTCTTACGGTAAAGAAGAGATAGCGGGGAAAGAATACGAATTGTTCATCCTAACTAAGAAAGAATTCAACAATGAGTGATATCTTCGGTGGTTCAAAGGGGACTACACAGTCCAATTCGTACAACCAAGCTTTCCCGACTCTGCAGAAAGACCTAAGCTCGACCATTGGTACGGGTGGTCAAGCTGGTAGTCAGATCGCTAACATGCTTGGTCTTAATGGTAGTCAAGCTCAGAACTCGGGATTTGATACCTGGAAGAATAGCACCGGCTATAAGTTCGGACTTGACCAGGGTATGCAATCCATTACGGGTAACGCAGCCACGCAAGGCCTACTGAACTCTGGGTCTACCCTAAAGGCCCTTAATACGTACGGCCAAAACTACGCTAATACGCAATACCAGAACTACCTCAACCCGCTACAGAACCTCGTCAATTCGGGTGTTCAAGGTGCTGGTGTTCTCAGTTCGGCTGGTAATATCTCCCAAAGCTCTGGGACACAGTCGAGCAATAACGGTGGTGTTGGCGGTTTCATTGGCTCTCTGCTGGCGAAGTAATCATGCTGATTGACCTTCTGCAATCTCTCATCCATCCGCAGACTCAGGCGAATATCGCACCGCAAGCGCCCATGCCTCCTCCGGCACAAGCGTCTGTTGATCCTGTGTCTGTAACGGCTAGGCCTCAACCCACCCAACCTGCACCTATAGTGCGCCAAGCGCCAATGACGCAGCAACTCATGCCGCCACCTAATATCCCTCAGCCCACTCCTCCGCCCGGTCCGCCTGGGCAGGATGGTTCGCCTCCACCGTTTGACTATAACAATAGCCAGTCGAATGACGCAGTGAATCAAGCGGTTGCTGGTGAGCATACTCGTGGCGGTTCGGCTAATCAAGGTGTGTACGGCCTACTCCCTCAGAATCTTCAGCACGGTACTTTGCGTAACGTCCTTGGGGCTCTCGGGGACGCATTCCTTGTTGGGTCTAACCGTCCGGCTCAGTACCGTCCGCGTATGGAGCAGCAAGAGATCGGTGCTGCAATGGCGGGGATGGATATCAACGATCCGGCTTCTGTCGCTGCTGCAGTTCAACGTGTGGCTGCTACGGGTGCTCCTGGCTCCGTTGAGATGGCCGATAAACTTCAGCAACAAGCAGAACAAGCTGCTCTACGTCGGCAGTACATGGAGTACAATCAGGACTATCGTAATCAGATGGTCCAGACCCGTCATGACTCTGCTCTGGCGCGTATGACTCCGTACATAGGCGGAATGGTTGCTGGTGCTCATGATCCAGCCTCTTATGCTTCTGCGTACCAGCGAGCTGAATCTATCGCTCAACGCATCGGCCCAGATTACCACGCATCTGATTTTGGTCTAGTTGATCCTCAAGACTGGACTCCTGGCGCTACGGCAACTACGGGTATGACAGCTAACAATGTTCAATCTTCTGCTGATAGAGCTGCTAGTCGTCAGACATCCGAGAGGAATACCGATGTCCGCGCTGGGGCTACTATTGGAGCTGCTAATATTGGTGCTGGTTCTAGAGAGAGGGCAGCGGGTATTTCAGCAGGACGACCCTCTGATGCCCAGCAACGACAAGCACTGATAGACAAACAAGATCGAGGTGAAGCACTGACCCCTGCCGAGCAGGCTGCTTGGGCTCACTTGACCCAGACCGGTGGTCGTGGTCGTCGCGGACTTCCCGGCGCTGGTGGCGGAACTTCTGCTGATCCTGGTGCGGCCGCTGGAGATATCCTTGGCCGTAGTCTTGGTGGCGGCGGTAATTCGCGTTTCCAGAATGGTCAAGTCTATCAAGATGCACATGGCAATAAAGCCCGCTATCAAAATGGACAATGGGTAATCATACACTAAATGCCTGACTTCGATCCCGGTTCGGCTCAGCCTGTATTCGATAACTCTATGACGCCCGAGGCTTACTTCGGGGCGGTCAGGAGCGTGTACCCTAATGCTGTGTTCACTAGTGGCGGTAGAAGTCCTGCGCATAATGCTGCAGTTCATGGTGTCCCCAACTCCATGCATACGACCGATCAGGCTATGGACTTCCAGGTCCCAGGTGTGCCGGGTAGTCGAGTGTTTCAACAACTGAGGTCTATGGGTCTACCTGAAACTGAGGCGCTGGATGAAGGCAACCACCTGCATGTTGGGTGGAGGCCTAAAGGAGCAGCACCTGTTCAGTTTGATCCTAACTCTGCTCGTCCTGTGAGTGGCGGCGGCTTCGATCCGTCGTCGGCCACGCCCATAAATGGTACTCCCGCTCCCCGTGCTCCTGGAGCTACTGGCCTTGGAATGTTGGGCCAGACGATTGGCGATCTAACTAACCCCAACCACCCTCAGCATGATCCTAATGCTCTTGAGTCTGGGATCATGGGAGCTGCATTTAGTAAGCCTGTACAGTACCTCCAAGGGGCATGGCAGAGTAATGTAGCCTCAGGCCTATTTGCTGAACCTACGCGAGCGGTGATGGAGGCACTGAATGTCGGTCGTCAACCGGGTGAAAGCGATGCTAGCTTCCATCAACGGTACAATGACGCTATCACTGCGGCTAGACAACAAGGCCAGCAGCAGATGCAACAGAACACTGTTGGCAGCTATGGACCTAATGCATCCATAGGTCAGCGGGCTGCACGCTTTGGTCAACAGGTCAGTGGTGCTGCTACTGGTATCGCTACTAATCCTCAATACTTCCTGCTTCCTGGTATGTCTGTCGGGAACAGCGTAGCTGCGCGCATAGCTACTGCTGGTGCGTCTAATGCTGCTATTGGTGCTGTCAGCGATGCTGCTGCCCAAGGCATGGATATGATTGAAGGTCAGAAGCGTGACTTTGATGTCAAGCAAAACCTTGAGTCTGCAGCGATGGGTGGTGTCTTCGGTGCCGGTATGCACGGTGCCATCGAGGCTGCTCCGTTCGTCCGTGGTCTATTCGCTAATCGTGGTATAGACACTACGCCCCAGGCTGATCCTCGTACATCTACCATCCAACCTTTGACCCAAGATCATGTCGCTATGAATGCGGCAGATCATGCACAGTATCAACAACTGCTGCAGACGGGTAGTGTCGATGATATCAAGGGCTTCTTCAAGGGTCGTCAAGGTCCTCAACCGTCTTGGCAGTCTGTCAATAGGTTTGTTGAACAACGAGACAATCCAGACTTCCATGGTACACCCCGCCCCGTGGCCAACCCCAGGGATCAAGGCGGCGGTCCTTTTAACTACAGTGAACAGTACAATCAACATGCGGAGCAGCAACATGCCGAAGCTAACCGACAAGCTGTCGAAGATCATGTCAACAATCAAATGGCAAGCTGGACAAATGCTCCTGCTGTTGAAGTTGTTCATAGTCCGAATGAGATTGCTGATCCTCAAGTAAGAGAACAAGCACTTCGCGAAGATGCGAATGGCGACGCCCTGGGCTTCCTAGGGGCGG